CCGGGTCGAGACTGCTCGACACGCATTAGGTCACTCGCTGACCTAGTGATGGCTCCAGTCCGCTGTTTGAGGCGGACAAACACCGTGGCCTCCGAACACATGATATGGATGAATGAACATTTAATATAACCACCTCAGGGTGGGGTGCAATTGCACTGACCATTGATTGATTGCTAGGGGGAACCCGTGGGGAAATCGGTGTATACTGGGGCGCAGTGTTGATTAGGGTTGTACACAAAGAAGTGGTAGACCACGAAATCACTGTGATCCCGCTTTGTTATGAAACCATGCGTAGTGAAACAAAGCAACCAGGTACCGGACCTGCCAGAAAACGGAAACAACACCCACGCTCTCATTGTTCGGGAGGCAAGCCAACGACTTCCTCCGGAGTGGGTTCATCGTCAGCTGGTTCTGATGTTATCCGAAACATCAAACAGGAGATTAGGACGTATAAGACCACCGCGCTCTATTTGCGTGGCCGCGACTTAATCTATCCCGATGCTTTGGCATTGGCCCGTTTCAACAATTGGGTCGAGGCCAACCGGGACGAAATCGATCCGACAGAACAGAAGGTCTGCCAGAAATGTGGGCAGGTCGATTTCGCTTTGTGTGCACATTCGGTGCACGAAGACCCACCGCTGCCTGCTCCTGATGATGTTCCGGTTGTAGCAGACAGGTTAAGACGTCACAAGCAGAAGGAGGTCGGGTTGTGGGAAAGTTTGCGTTATGCGTTTGCTAGCCCATCATTCGACACACACTCAGTTGATGATGACCGATTGAACGGCTTCACGAATGATAGTCTGCCCAACGAGTTGGTCATCCCCGAGTTGTTCTCTTACCTTGTGTTTAACATGCAGACGTCTTATGTTGTTAGCGGTAATGACGACCGAGCCCTCAGGTTGTCACATGTTCACCGCCTGGCCCAAAGATGGGTCATTTTGAAGAATCTCGAGACGAAACTGGAAAAAGATCAGCACCTTTGTGTGCGCTTCCGGCTCACAATACAGCGTGCTTGCGATAATGCGCAGAACAAAATGCTGTATCAACATCGTGATCCTGTGCGGAATTTTGGGAGGGCCTGGTTGCCGAAATCTCGCGCAGAATGGTGCCTACTATTGTTGATGGTTGCAATAGTGTGTATGAATTGCTCAACAATCATCGGTCTGGCAATACGTGTTTGGGAAATCACGTCATTCGCCGGACGTGTCATGCTCTTCCTCTTGAATTGCGTGGCCGCCTCTGTACCGGATTTGGTTCCGAGGATACTCGCTTCAGTTTCAGCACACCCGAGTGGAAAAGTGCCGTCGTTTCAGTGCGTGAGCACAAGTTACGGGGTACGATGGTCCGCAGGGCAGGATGCTCATGCCGTGACCCAATATTGTCAGTTTTCAGATTGGGTTGCGGCGGGGTTGAAAGAGGCGTTTTACCTCACCTCGGAGACCTCAGATCTTCTCTTTCGGCATATGAGTCAGTACAGGGACGAGGCGTGTGGGCGATTGACAATGGAGAAAATCGGTCACCAGTTCATATGGGCAAGTCGAAGTTTGGACGAAGCCTTAGAACTTGGTTTGATGGGGCCATGGGACGTAATACGCCTGTGGTTTTGGACTATTCTATCGGATGTCCAATACTTTCTGTACCGTTGTTAGACCCACAGCCGACAGTGGTGATGTCGAATTGTGTGCATAATCAACTCGAATCTCTGGGCCAGAGATACCTTAAGGTAACTCCGGCACCTAAACCTCGCTACCTCAATTTCCCACTTCTGGGCAGAATTATTGATCATTTGGCAAAACAGATCAGTGAGTTCTTCTGCCCTGACTTTAGTTTCCAACAATATGTTAGGAAGAAACCTGGCGCTGTTAGGCGCCGTTTCCTCAAAGCATACAAGCAGATGTGTGATGGTCAACGAAATCTATCTGCGAACTCAGAAATTGCCGCCTTCGTCAAAAATGAACGTTATTTTGAAGAAGGCAAATCACCTCGAATGATTATGGGACGGGATCCTAAATTCAATATTGTGTATTGTAGATTCATTGCACGATTAGAAGATGCTTTCTTCAAATTGCCACAAGTTGCCAATGCGTGTGATTACACGAAATGTGGTAGGAAATTTGAAGAGCTATTCCGACACTGTAATTCTATGTTCGAAAATGATATGTCGAAGTTTGAGGCTACCCAGCGTGATGTCCTCCTCGCGATTGAATTCATGATCTATGAGAAAGTTTTCCGTAGTTGTGGACGATCTGACGAGATTGATGATCTGCTTACTGTTTTTGCTGCCAAGTGCATCAAACCTGTTGTCACAGGTAATGGTGTTAAGGCAACATTTAACTGGTGCAGAGGATCTGGTGACATGGATACCAGCTTGGGGAACGGAATTATAAATTACGTGACTACCATGTATTTTATGATATACAACTTCTGTGATGTTGACTGCACTTTGGAACAGTGTGGTTGTTTCTTCGACAAATTCGTTTTAAAAGGTGATGATTCCTACGGATGCTGCCCAAAATCAGAGCTGTTCAATACTTATGCGTGGTTTGGATTGGACGCTAAATTGATTTATAGATCGGACGCCCGTACTGTGGAATTTTGCAGTGGTCATTTCATACGAACTGGGGATGGACACTGGACATACGTTCAAAAGTTGCGGAAACTGATTACATCGGTATCTACCTGCATTAACACTGACACCATTAAGAATGGGTGGTTGGCGCATTATCTCAAGTCTCTGGGATTGATGTATAAGAAATTATACCTCGGTGTCCCGATATATGAAGATTTTGCCGACATGTTGATGACAGCCGATGGAAAACATGGGATTAACACTTATCTCGTGGAAGGTGTGTCTTATGGTGCCTGGGAAGCGTTTTCCAATTCGGGTAATACTCTTAAAGTAGACTCGTGTCCAGAAACGATACTAGACATTGCGGAACATAATGATATGCCTTTAGCACAGCTTAACGCACTTAAAGTTTGCTTTAACAGCACGCGTTTACATCTACCTGAACATCTGCATAGGAGGTGTAATGTTAAGGCGAAAATGGACGAAAGTTTTGTAGACCCGGGCGAGACCATCAGTACCTGGGTAAATCGTATCGAATTATGCAAGAAAGCTAGGGAGATCCGCAAGACTCTCAAGCAATTAATGCACAAGCCCGGCCAGCTGGGGCGGTTATTCTATCGACACCAAGATTAATAATTCGAACAACCTGCAGGGGTGAAATGCAGGTAAACTTACAAAACTATTAGCCCGTCC